CATGAATATGTTTTTATTTCGGGGGAGTTTTCTTGTACATAACATCCATCTATACTTCCACAGTGATTGCATTTTGTTAATTTATCGTTCATAATTTTAATTTTTATATTTCCAAACATATCCCCCAGATGTTTTAGCTCTGTTTTTGAGACATTCTGTTATTCCTTTTATTTTTAATTTTTTTTTAGCTTCCTGAGTAGTAGGCCATTCTTTAATAAAATTTCCGTCTTTATCAAATTGTAAAATAGGTCTACCTAATTTATATTTTTGTTCTAGAGTCCATGTTTTTCCTTTATTAGGAGATATTCTACCTTTAATTTTAGCACTTTGTTTTAATTTAGCTTCTTCTGATTTTTTCATTCCTGTGTGGATTTTAGATATTTTTTCTCCAAATCCTTTAGGTTTAGGTTTTGAATTAGCTTTACCTATTTTTTCATTTCGTTCTTTACTTTTTATTTTATTAAAAATAATTTTTAATTCTTCAGTTGTTTTATTTTCAAATGGATTTTTTCCCCGTTTTCGAACATCAGCTAAATTATAAAATTTTTCATCATTTAAAGCATCAAAATATTTTATCCAATATGTTTCTTTTTTTTCTAATTCATCTATAGTAAAACATACTTCTAAAATTTCTTTTTTAAAATTTTTTCTACCATATTTTTTAATTGCTTTTACAATTAAATTTCCACTACCTAAATATTTAGGATTGTTTTTTGTATCCATTCCTATATATTTTTTACCATTAATAAGATTTGTTATTAAATATATCACCATGTTTTATTATAAATATGTATATGGTGCTGTAAGGACGCTCTAGGATTCAATCTTCTTTAAAGAGGGTAACTCGATTTTACGAAGTTGGGGTAACTTTAAAGAGATCTGCTTCGGAAATTCTGGAACACGTTTTAAATATTCATCCATTTTCTCAGTCATTTTTTCAAAACTAAAGTTTGTTTTAGCATAGTATGCCTGACGTTTTCCTCCATCAATATAGTTTTTATAGTTTTCAAACATATCTTTTAGATAATGTCCTACTTGACCTGTATCTGGTTTGAACCATTTAAATTCTTTTAGTAACCATTGATTAGCAGCACTTGGATGAACATTTTCTAATGTTCCATCAATTAAGGTTACAAATTCAGGATTCAAGAAATCTACAGGACCACTCCAGTTAGAACAAATGATTGGTTTCTTACTTTGAGTAAATTCAAGTAATGGTCTTCCAAATCCTTCACCTTTAGTTAATGATACCATTGCTTTAACTTTTGGATGATTATAGATGTCATTTATTTCCTCATCTGAGAACTCACCATGTAATAGATATATGTTTGGTAAATCAGTTGTGGTACAAGTACTTCTAATTATTTGAATACGTTTCAGAATTTCATCTCGATCCATATAACTAGGTCCTACAATACTAGTTTTTAAGATTAATGCTGGTTTGTTTTTCTTGTTTTTAAATAACTCAAAAAACGCTTTAATTAACAGGCCTACATTTTTTCTATCCTCGCTTAAATCACCTTGTAGCCAGTGGCCTACAAACAGATAACAAAAATCTTCAGGAATTGTATTTAGTGCTCCAATTTCTTTATTTGGTGTATCTAAATACTTATAAATATTTGTATCAACACCTTCAAAAATAACTTCAATAGGTACTTTAATTTCAACTGTTCCTTCAACTTGTTGGGTTTGAGGATTTTGTTTCTGGAATTTAGAATCCATAAACGCTTTCTTAGAATGTTCTGATGATACAAGTACCATATCCATTTTGTTACATCCTTCAATCCAGTCACCTGGTACCATATCTGTTTCTAGACCTGCTGTAATTCCAATATTGTATTTTCCTACTTTTTGGAATTCAGTTGGAATAGTGATCCAAACAAAAATATCTGGTTGTTGGGTAAGTTGACCATTAATAAAATATGGAGCTAAAAAATGCCACTCAGGATTTTCTTGAATAAATCCAGTTGGAGTATTTCCCCAAGCACATGGAATGATTTTAATATCCCATTCATCTTTTTTTAAGTCAATGATTGATTTGACTGTGTCTCGAGATCGAGATCCATAACCTGATAAAGTATCTACTGGTGCGTAGATTACACAACTATTTTTTCCGCTCATATTAATAAACTAATTTATGATTTAAAACTCTTTTTTCTACATTTTTAGTATCAATAAGTTCAAATTTTGCTCTTGGTTTCCAAGTTGCAAACAATTCATCTAAGTTTTCGATAATTCGTTTACCCATTTTTTCGCCTGTAAATCCTGCTTCATCTCCTAAAGCCCATTCTCTACCTTTTAAACCTTTTGCTTTACGTTCTTCTTTAGGCAAGTCATATACTACTTTAATTTGTAGTGCTGCTTCTTCTGCTGTACACCTATCATCCCAAATATAAGGTGTAATAGGTGATCCTTGAATTGAACGAGAAGTTGGATAAACTGGAAATGCCCACTCACCATACTCTTTAATTGTACCATTATGGTTAGAAGGAAAATCAGCGTCTAGCTCCATCCATTTACCATCCTTAACAAAACGCATTTGATCTTGCATTCCACCAGTTACATTAGCAATGATTGGATTTCCTGCTAAAATAGCTTCTGTTAAACTTAATCCCCAACCTTCATTACTTGTTAATAGAATTTGAACATCACTCATGTTATAGAGATAATTCATTTGTTCTGGTCCAAGAGGATGTTGTGAAAATATAATGTTGTATTTTGGGTTGTTATCAAATAAGAATTCACATACCGCTCCTAAATCTGTTCCGTTATCATCTATTACTTGAGTATGTAATAGGAAAGCACATTTTTTAGCTTGTTCTTCAGATAACCCATCAATAAATAATTTATATGCTAATAGTGTGTCTGGAATTTGTTTACGACGAATATTTCTAGAGTTAAAGAACATGACAAATTCAAATTCTTTTCCATTAAACATATTTTGTTTAAATGCTTTAAAATTAGGATCGTTTTTATCTAATGGTTTAAAAATATCATGATTTAGACCATGTGGTACATAACTAATCAATTTATCTTTTACCTTATCACCTAACACTAACTTATTAATGTTAACTGTTTGTTTAGAAATTCCTAATAATGCATCACATGCCTCATAGTATGGTCTGTTATACATTGGAGCTGGATAGTCATCCCAAATGTTTAGATAGATAATAGGAATTTTTCTTCTAATCTCATTCTCAATTTGGAATAACCACATAAAATATCTTGGATCAGTGATCAAAAATATCGCGTCTGGTTTTTCCATTTGAATTAACTGTCTGATTAGATTAGCATCTCCGTATCCATCTACAGGATATATCGTAATAGATGAATCGGTTAGACCTGTATTGTTATTAGTATCTTGAGATAGATCTAATCTTTTTCCTTTATCAGGATGGTTAATCGCACCCGCGACTTGAACCCAATTAAAATGTTGAGCGGTATTAAGTACCATTTCACGAGCAACTGTAGCTACTCCTGAATGTACTCGAATGTCATCACAGATTAATAAAATCTTTTTCCTCTCATTTTGAGGTAAATAAGCAAAACTTGAATTCATAATAACTTTTTTTTTATTTAATATAATTAATTAATTTAAAATTACCAAATTGTTTTTATTTTCTTTTATCCAATTATTTATAGTAGTAAAGATCATAAAAGGGATCACAAATTATTTTTATTAAAAGGCGTATGATGATTATTTACTGTTTTTCTAAATTCTTCTGAATTAAGATATAAATCCATTGCTCTATTTACTAATTTATTTAGAGATGTTTTATGTTTGACGCAATGAATTTTGAAAGTTTCAAATAAGTCTTTGTCGACTTTTACTGAGGTTAATTGTGTATTGTCCATAACATTGTTTTTATTATATACATAAATATGTATACTTTATTTCAAAATCGCAGAAGAACATAAATCTTTTTTTGTTTTGAATTGACAATACATACAGCTTGATTTACTTGGTGTTGCTTGGTGATCAGTATTTTTAAAAGAACCATCAATATTAAAAACATTATCTAAAAAATTAATTAATAAGTTTTTGGTTTTATTCATCTTAATCTTTCCTGCCATAGGTATAAATTTTTGAATACGTTTTTGAGGAAACTCACTTTCCTCCCATATTTTACGTTTTAGAATAAAAAATTCTATTTCAATATTATCCAAATCTACTCCAAATTGTTCACTAAAAAAATGTTTATATAAAATAAGTTGAGATTGTTTTATTTCATCTTTTTTCTCTTTATCAGTCCAACCTCTAGTACTAGTTTTTAAGTCGATTATAAAAAATTTATTAGTAAATTCATTATACATTACAAGATCAATAAATCCATTGTATAAAACGTTATTAAAGCGTTTATCTGGTGGAATCACTATTGGGATCTCAATTCCTACTAAATGCCATCCTTTTAAACTAAAATATTCTCCTCTATGTTTCTTAAAAAAATCAAGAATAGCTAAACCATCATCAAAAAACTCTCTCATTTCTTCAGGTCCACTAAAATGGACATTTTTGTTGTTGGAATATTCTTTAGCGTATGCTTCACGAAAGTATTCTTCAAATAATTCTTCTATGTTTATTCTATCTGCTTCAGCTCCACTTTTCTCATATAATATATTTAAATATTTTTGTATGGTTTCATGGATTGCAGTTCCAAATGTCATATTAATAGAAGGGGCATAAATTTTATGCCCGTCTCTATACTGAAGTGCCCATTTTTTAGGACATAGATAATACATTGATAACTGAGAGTATGAAATACTTTTTTGGAATGCATAATTAATTTCAATTGGTTTGAAATTTTTTATATGTTTGAGTATTTCAGGTATTTTCTTTATTTTTGCCATCTGGTATAATTGTGAGTGACATATTCCAATGTCCAGAGTATACTCCATTATCTACACATACTTTTTTATTGTTATAAGTTACAATAAATGGATTTTTTTCTTCTTTATATGGATTTTCAGGTACATAATATGTATTTAGTTTAATATCTGTTTTTTCTTTATCTGCTTCATATAAGTCAATTAGTTTAAAAACTTTTTCTTGATATTTGTTAATTTCAAAATATCTAGGATGATATATAGATACTTCTAATTCATCTGCTATTAATTTTTTTAATGTTTCTATTTTCATTTTTTCCACATATTGTTTTGTACAATTTGAGCAATTATTCCATAGTTAGTAATATCTCTATAACTATCTGTTACTGATTCATCTGCTACTCTATTTTCTCTACCTAACAAAACTAAATTCTTTAAACGATTCATTTTATCATTCATTCGAATCCAAACTGCTGTTAATGAAAGTTTCTTTTCGTCTTGAGTTTCGAGACGTGTACCCATAGAAATGTTACCTAAACCATAGTCTAACATTTTTCCAGCAAACAATTCATATTGTTCCTTAAGAATCTTTTTATACTCCTTAGCAATTTCTGGGTATTCTTCTTCCATTTGTTGGATAACTGTTTTTTCTGTAGCCATTATTTAATTAATTTTTTAATTTCTTTTTCATCAATTCCTTTTAAAGTTAAAATGGTTTCTAACCATTTTTTACTATCAGCCAGTGAAATATATTCTTCTGCTTCTGTTATAGAACATTCAAAATATTCTGCTATATGTTGAGCTACTTCAGGTGATGATTTTTTCATATTTGATTTGATATAAGCTGAGTAAGTATTTTTAGATTGTGGAATCATAAAACAATACACTTCATATAGTTTTTTATTATCCTGGATATTTAGTCCTTGAATGTAGTTAACAATTTCAATGTACTTAGGATTCATTGATAAGAATCTATTAAGCATGTAACTGTTAAATATTTTTTGTTGTTCAGGAGTAAATGTGTTCCAAGACTGTTTAGTATTAATGATTGCTTTTACCCAATCAAAAACTGTAAATTGTTTTGGTTTAGATTCCTTTGTTGTACTCTTCATATTCTTCTCTTAATTCTTTAGGTAATAGTTCTATTAAAATTTTTCCTTCTTTATTTACAAATACTGGAATTGGAATAACGGCATCTTCAGTTGTGCCTGTTAAAAACTTACTTATTTTTCTTAGTACTGTGGCTTCGTAAAATATTTGATTTCCGTTTTCGTCTTTAATTGGTGTAGATTGTTTAATGTCTACTTGCATTTTCATTTGTTCTTGGTTCATATTACTTTTTTTTAATTATTTCTATTAACTTAATTAAACATTCAAGTTCTGCTTCTTCGTGAGTATTAAAACCTTCTTGTGTATTACATCCATTAATAGTATAAAACCAAGATTCTGCTTTATAAACAATTACATAGTTATCATACTTCTCTCTAAAGAATGCAAATGCTTGTTGGTATAACGGTGCTGAACAATCTAAATCAGTCATAAATAAATCCTTATTGGTGTTGATTTTATCTTGTTGTAAATCATCACCCCATCTCTCATCATACCACCTAAAACAAGGTTCATCAAATCCTAATTCTTTTAAAGATAATGCTTGTTCGTAAGGTATAAATTCTTTATTCATCTTAGTTTATTTTTTATATTCCTAAATATAATTAAAGGAAATACATTTTCCAATTATCCTTTTATTATTTTTTTATTAGAAATATACTCTAATATTCGAGATATACAACACATAAAACTAATTTCTTTATCTAAACAAAAATATGAATGATATAAATTTTCTTCTATTGTACATATAATTATACCTTCATTATTTTTAGCATAAGTATCTAAATTTTCATATAAAAAAGAATACATCCTCTCAAATTCCTCAGGACCAACATCAGCATTTGCTATAATTTGTCTAATGTTATTAAAAGACTTATTAGACGGTTTTTTAAGTTCCTCTAATATGTGTTCTTTATATTGTTCATTAGTATCTGATAACTCACCTAACTTTAATGCTCCATCAACTGTATATTTTTGACAGTTGTTAATTATTTTTCTAAAGTCAGGATAGAATCGATTTACAATAGTAACTAGATCTGGTATTTTATATTCAATTTCTTCTTTATCTAGAATAGTACTAATGTGCTGCGCTACTACTTTTTTAGTAGGAGGAGATAAATCAAATTCTTGACATCTATTTCTAAGTGGTTCTATAAGACGTTCTGGGTAGTTACCTGTTAAAATAAAACGAGTAGTTAAACTATATGTTTCCATCATGTTTAACAATATAAC